CTGAACTACTCCGGCTGACGTTCTGAGAATGATATCTATGCGATCGAGATACTGGTTGGCGGAAGTTAGGGTAATTGTGCTTTCTGACACATTAACGGGCATCCCGTCAACTCTGATCCGGCCAGCATCAACCTTGACGCTCATACCTCCAGCCGGGGTAATCTTGTTGCCACTAACGACGCCAGTGCCACCCGTGGCTCTGGATAGAACCTGCGTATGGGTTGCCCAAATCAGTTCTTCTTTCAGTGGGTAGAGAAAATCAATATCTACCATGCGAAACCTCCACTATGCGCAATCATAGACCCTAAATGGCTGCGTGTTGCCATATTCCAGATCTACTGCCGACGACACATTTTTGACATATACGTCTATGGTCTTTCCCCCTTGGTGTGGGTCGGGAAAGCGAATTTGATCCCCGATAGACATTGGAATTTCGCAATAGATCGTATAATCCGTTTGTTGCCATCCCGAACCTGACGGGTCCCTGAGTATGTGCGTCTGAGGGAAGCATATGATCTCAATGTTTGTGAGATTCTCCTTTTGGATAGGCTCGCCGGACGCCGTTATGCATTCGATCAGAATATTGCAGTCCAGGCCGGAGACCGTAACGGACGGCAAGGCGGTAAGCTCCGTCGCGGTAGTGAGCCTGGTCGCTTTGGTGAAATTCAGCACCTCGGAGTTGATAGATATGCTCCCGACCAGGTCCGCATGGGCGGGCGAAGTTTCTCCTGCAGGCACGGGCGAGATGGTGACAGCTAATCGGAAAGGCACGCTCGGCGCCGAGCCACTCAATACGACGGGTGGCAGTCCGTTGTAGAGCACCCAGTTGCCGAGCTTTACCTGCCATGCGTTAGTAACGCCGGTCTTGAATTCGGCGAAATATTTTTCGTCCATCAGAATGCCCTGTAATGGTTGTCGTGCTGCCCGATGTCGAATTTAAGCTTCCGAGGCGCCGAAGAGGAGGCCCTGGGGGTTAGGGTGGGATTCATGGCCTGGGTCCGCAATGCGAGGGCCTTCTCCCGCCATGCTTTGCTTTTTTGGGAAAGGGAGACAGAGGAATTACCCATCGATTTGTCGACCATCCCCGCAAACTGAGAGGCGATGGTTTCTGCACAGAAGGCAGCAGCCAGGAGGACATTGTTATGAGATCGGGTTAAGTTGTAAGTAATCTCATCATCGGTGATAAGATCCAAGCTCTGGTCCTTACCAAGCTCCAAGCGCACCGCATCAACTAGTCTGGTTGATGGATTGCCAGTATACGTCGATTCTTCGGCCATGCTCCTCTGTCATCTCCTACTTTAAGTCCAAGTTCCAGACGACCCTGTGATGACCCAGCCAGTACCATCGCATGTCACTTTGATCGCACTATATGCAACAGAGCTGGATGGACTATCTGGGTAGATTACATCCGAGCCGCTACCGGCCAAAGTCACACTTTTGGAACCGGTATTACTTGTCAGGGTCACTGTTATGGTCCTACCAGTGTTACCGACAGCCGTGGGTAGCGTTATAATTACATCGTCGGTCGGATCTTTGACGAACACTAGATCTGGATCGGTATCTGTAATGACATAATCAGCGGTCTTTGTGAGAACATGCGCAAGGGTGGTTCCCTTTATGAGCTTCTTACCAACGGTGATAGTCGTATCACCATTGATTGTGAGTGTCTTACCTGTTGCAATAGTCGTATTTCCATTGAGGACGTTGTCTCCGGTCGATGTCTCGAAGTCCGCATTTGAGAGACTATAATCGAATGCACCGGCGTCTGCTGTTGCGGTGATTTTGGCCGCATCAGTCACGGTTAGATCATGAGACAGTTCAGTTATGCTTGGTACGATGGTATCGCATTCCAGAGTCCCTCCAACGATAAGACCGTCTGTAATCGCACCACTATCTGCACTAATCTTACCGGCGACCTCTGCATCCCCTCCAACCGTAAGATCATTTACGACCTCACACCGAAGCGCCCTAAGTATCTGGATCTTGGTCTTTCCCCAGAATGTTTCAAATATCCGCGCCACCTGCCGTCACCTCCTCCCTAACTGGCTCATCGTCTGGCAGTCTGAAGATCGACCCAGAATTTATGAGAGTCTGAAAAGGACTGCCTCGTGCCTTGCCCCGAATATCCAACTTTGCGACATCCTTAGACGAGAGGATGGTGCCTCGCGGATATTTCCGCAGGCTCTTACCCTCCCATCGCTCGAATGATCGCACAACTTTGTACCTACCTATTGCCACTAAGAAGCCTCCTTCAGGCAACGGCATTGTTCAGGAATGCGCCCGCATCAGCAGCCATGACCACGGGGCACCAGCACTGGAAGCCCTGGTAATACGTGGTATGGGAATGCAGATCTGGAACCTGCGCCAGGGCGGTATCAAACCCACCCAGGGGCTGATTGAATGATAGATTCATGCCGGCAATGGTCTTCAGCGGACCCGGCGTGGTAACATAACCATACCACATGCTCTTGCCGAAGATCCAATCCAATGAGACTGTAGCGCCTGGAGCAGCTGTGTTGTACATCGCGCTTGCTACGATGATTCTATCGACATCGAGGGCCTGGGCAATCATCTGCTCGTTTAGCTTGGTAGGCACCTTCTCAGCGCCCTGGGGGTTTCTGAAGAGGCTGATGAGCTGTGGGTTGATCCTGAGCACTTCGTAAACCTGCTCGCCCATGAGCAGCGTGTTGGGCTTAACACCGCAATTCTGCTTGATGGCGAGCTTGAGGTCCTTGAACAGGGCCAGGGGATCGGAATCTATATCACTCAGCACTCGGAATGTATCACCGTCGGCAATTTCTCCATCAGTGCCAGTCCAGGTTTCACTAGTACTAACGCCGGATACATCGATTCCCCAGACAGCTGGTTGGAAATATTTGTTCGCGATTGTCAGCTCTTTGTTGAGCTGTAGGACATCCGTAACCATTTGGGTTGTTGCCATCTCAATAGGATAGCCCTCATCAGCCACAAACGGCAGATCAGCCAGGAGTGGCATCTCAAAGGCATACCGCTGGCATACATAGCTACCCGGTTCATCTACCTTCAGCTCTCCCTGGGGCGGTATGCTGCCAGGCCGCCAGGTTCCAGCCTTGTTTGTGAATGCGTTCTCTTTAGCCCACTTGGGGTACAAACCGGCGATCTGGTTCACCGATATCATGGGGAACCACTGGTCGGCCACAAAGTTGCTGGGTTCCTGCCTGTATGCTAGGGACCATTCAGACTCCAGCCGCGCAACGTGGACCTGCGAATAATCAATGCCCTTGTTAACGACCTGTTGTGCAAGGACCGCCACTTGTTCTTTGTAATCCATGGAAAATCAACTCCTCTATGCCCCTGTGCTCACGTAGCCGATGTTCAATCTCACTGTTGCAGGATATCCGGCGTCCGCGCCAACCTCGCATTGACCTATGATGATGTCACCATCAGAAGGCGTAGCCTTAACTCCAACGCCGCCTGAGGCAAGCTTAACGAGATCGCCGGCGACAAGGCCGCTTTGCACCCCTTCGATTGCCCCAGCCTTCACCAGGGCCTTACCCCTCCACTGCACAAGCGCCTCTGTCGAGAACTGATTCCGATCTGCCTGATCCACTGCTACTGGTCGGTTGCAGAGAATGCCAACTGGCATGTTACCAGTTTCCCAGAGTTCAACTGTGCGGTTTGTGTTGGCTGTGAGCTGCACGGCGCAATATTCGCATTCACTGAGATCCTCACCCGCGGCAACATCATACGTGCTGATGTCGCCTGGAACCGCTTCTCTAAAGGGAGCAGTAATCGCCATCTAAAGCACCCCCATCTGAGCCTTTATGGTGTTTGCCCGCTCCTCAGCCATTACAGCCTGAGCAAGTGCGCCGTTCTCCTTGGTTGCCTTAGCAACAGCCAAGGATCGCAGGACCTTACGATCTGTTGGGGCCTTGTCTGACTTCTCGATGATGCCCATGTGCTTCTGCACCAACTCCTCGAACTGGGCAGCAGAGCTACCAGGAGCGGGGCGATTGGATCCCATCGGAGAGTAGAGAATCTTGCTTGCCTCCGCTTTCATGGCGTTGGCTTGCTTAAGGGCCTTCAATATAGGCTTTCTTGCTTCAGATGGTAGCCCTTCCAGGCTCTTCAGGATCTCGGCGCCCTCTTCTGGGGTTCCAAGCTCCGACAAC